CCTGCAAGACAAAGAAGACGTGATATACGGTGATGTCGATTATCTGGTAGAGTTCCCAATGCCTCCCTCGCTAGAGGGAAGTTATACTGAGATAAGAAAAGCGGAGAATCTTACAAAAAGAAAATATCGAAACTTATTTGCTAAGTTTCTTGTTTCTGGCGATGTGACCCCAGAGATTGATGTGGAAGAGACAATGAAAGATGGCGGGGATCCGCTTATGGTTATTCTGGAGGCACATCCCGGCATTCTAGTTCAGGTGGATACGGTTGTTACATTCCCCGATTATTCCGACTGGATGTCGGTCAGGTACACGCCACAAAGAGGCTTAAAGGGCTATACAATGGGCAAGCTTTACAAAGCTCTGGGTGATATCTTTCCCGTGTCTATGGGAACGGAGGGAATAGTAGCAAGAAAAAGAGATGGAAAGCTTGTTTCTGGAAGAGTTAGAAAAAATGTAGAGCTTGAGGTAGTATCAAAGAACCCAAAGACTTTTCTTATTGATTTAGCAAAATATATTACGGGTGATAGTGAAATGTCGATTCACCCTGATTTGTCGTCACATGGCGGAATGACTGGGGAGATTACTCTCCGCAAGCTGGCGCAGGGAATTCGAGGCTTCGCTTTAACCATGGAGACGGCAGGCAACATGAGCGCCAAAGACATGCTTGATAAAGTTGCCACAAACTATGAAGAGGGCTTAGAAGAGCACAGGACCAGAACTACAAAAAGAATTCAAAATAAAATTTCTCAGTTGCAAGATGACTCGCAACGAGTTAAATTAGAAAAGAAAATTAAAGAGATAGACGAGATCAATGCTAGAGCGTTGAAGGAAGTTATCCCAGTCTTGAGGGCTTAATGAACGTTATTGGTTTGGGGAAGGCAGGCTGTGCCATTACTAAGTCCATCGGTGAGTACCCACAGTACACGACCTATATGATTGACAGTGGGGCTGTGGGTAATCGTTGTTTTGATTTCCCGCTTTACAGCCACCCTGAAGAATACGAGAGCGGCACCCCTGATATGACCGAGTTCTTTCAGGATATTGAGGGTGAAGTTGTTTTTATTTTGTGCGGTGCATCAAAAATCTCTGGTGCTTGCTTGAGAGTGTTGCAACACTTAAGGGACCACAAGGTTACAATTATCTATATTAAGCCTAACTTGGACACTCTGGAGGATGTAAAAATAAAAATGCACAGGGTTTGCTTTGGGGTTTTGCAGGAGTATGTGCGTTCGGCTGTTTTTGAAAGAATGATTATTGTAGAGAACGACTCTGTAGAGTCAATTTTGGGGCAAGTTCCAATTATGGGGTATTATGATAGCTTGAATAAGGCTATCACATGGACATTTCACATGCTGAACGTGCTCAAGAACTCTGAAGCTGTGATGGGCAAAGTAAATGAAACAAAAGAAACGTCAAGGATAAGCACCATTGGAACTGTGGATATCGAAAGTAGTGAAGAAAAGATGTTTTTTTCACTTGACAACGTGCGGGAGAAGTGTTACTTTTATCTCTTGAGGGGGGAAGACTTAAGAACAGACGGCAATCTGCTCAAGGCTATAACGAAACAGGTTAAAGAACTAAAGTCGGAAGACTCACGATCTTCCTATGCCATCTATTCTTCGGAATATGATCAGAATTATATCTTCTCCTTTTATCATACACCTTATATACAAGTGGAGGAACAATGACAGGTTATTTAGCAACATACACAAAGAAGGACGGCTCTGCAAGGGAGATGCGTTTTGTTCGGACTGCTGACATGCCAGAACAGTGGTTTGCGAAGCACGTCAAGGGCACAGGCAAGAAGCGAGTCCTTTCAGAGGGCACCGAACTTGTTTGGGATATTGACAATGCAGGGTTCAGGGTCTTTAATTGGAACACGGTGCAAGGCGAAGTAAAAAAGTTTGATTATTTGCTTGACACAGATGAGAATTCGTGATACATTAACATTTAGCAGGGCAGGATATTTGCTGTCTTGACTTTAACTAAAGATAGGAGAAATAAAATGGGTATTGACATTAGTAAGATGCGTGCTAAGCTCGCAGCACTTAACAACAAGGGCGGAAATGGCAACATGTTCTGGAAGCCGCAGGATGGGGAGCAGACAATTCGTATTGTAACTCCAGCCGATGGCGACCCTTTCAAGGATTATTGGTTTCACTATAATCTGGGGACCAATCGTGGATTCTTGAGCCCAAAGAAGAACTTTGGAGAGGCTGACCCTCTTGATGATTTTATTCGTAACCTTTTTAACGAGGGAACCGAAGACAGCATTAAGATGGCTAAGAACCTCATGGCGCGGCAGCGGTTTTTCGCCCCTGTCCTTGTCCGAGGTGAGGAGAACAAGGGTATTCGCATCTGGGGCTTCGGCAAGCTTGCGTATCAGCAGCTTCTTGAGCTTGTTCTCAACCCCGAATACGGGGACATTACAGATGTAGACGAGGGAACCGACTTGGTTATCAAGTACGGTAAGATGGGAGGCGAGTCCTACCCAAAGACGACAATTACTCCGCGTCGTCGAACCTCGCCCCTTTGCGACGAAGCAGTAGGTGGCTCCGACCGTTGTCGGGAGCTTCTTGACAACATCCCTGACTTTAATGGTCTCTTCGAACGGAAGACGCCAGAAGAGGTGGGCAAGATGTTGGATGAGTGGCTTGAGGGTGGCGACCCTGAAGAGTCTGGTTCTGAATCGGAGAAGTATAATACTAAAAGCTCCGATGATGTCCAGAAGGCATTTGATGACCTTCTTCAGCAGAGTGCATAGGACTCCCGCGACGTAAAAGTTGCATAGTGGACCCCGCAGATCAGAGTGGGGGGGCGCGTATTGCTTAGCGGTGAGCGATGCGCCCGAAATCATAGCCGACGCGCAGGTTGGGGCATGGCGTTACAGATGCCCCTATTAAATAAAAAAGAGGAAATGAGTACATGTTTAATATGATTAACAGGGATCATGTCACAGGCGCTATTTTTGGCGTGGCAATTCTTTCCGCACTCAGTTTTATGACTGGTTGTTCAGAGGATACTGCTAGTGACAAGGATACGGCGGTCACCGAAACCGAGACAACAGAGGAGACCACGGAGGAGACCACGGAGGAGGGCACAGAGACCACTCCCGAGGATACGGGCGACACCGATCCTACTGGTGAAACTGGAGCCGACACGGGTACAGACACCGGTATGAGCACTGAAAGCTAAGGAGAAAAGCATGAATAACATTGGTAATAATTATTTGATTGGCACCGCTGCTGTTGCAGCCATCGCTTTGATTGGATATTTTTCATTTTCGATGAACAATAACGAAAGCGATTTGGCTACCACAAAGGGAGACGTTCTTGAGATTGTCGTGACAGGCGACAACGTAGAAAACGAAAACCCCGGCGAGGAAAAGTCTCACGAGACGGTTAACGCCGTAGAGGTGAGCGAAGCCAATAGCGTCGCGGAGTAAGTCGCGACCACCCACGGGGAGGCACAGGGTTAACAGGTGCCTCTATTTTTTTTAATGGAGTTAATATGAAATATCTACAAAAGAACAATAAAGTATCAAATGGCTTTCTGTTGGCAACACTTGCGTCGATTACAGGCTCAATTGTTATCTGGAACGCTGGCGGCGCAGATCCGGCTCACATCGAGCGGTTAGCACTTTTTGTTGGGCTCTGGGCACCAACTTTTATGGGCTTTTCAAACTACTACAAGGAGTAAAAAATGGCAAAGGCAGCTAAGGTAGCCAAGGCGGGTAAATTATCTATCAGTAGGATGAGAGATATTATTAACCGCAACGCAGGAATGAAAGTTGCACACGATCTAAGAAGCGAGAACCCTACAGAGGTCAAGGAGTGGATCCCGACCGGTGCTCGCTGGCTTGACTCAATTATTTGTAAAGGTAAGTTAGCTGGCATTCCAGTTGGTAAGGTTGTAGAGATAGCGGGTCTTGAAGCGACTGGCAAAAGCTACTTGGCAGCGCAAGTGGCAGCAAATGCCCAAAAAATGGGAATAGACGTAGTTTACTTTGATTCGGAGTCAGCTATTGACCCCTCTTTCTTGGAGAGGGCTGGGTGTGATCTAGAAAACTTACTATATGTGCAAGCTACTTCTGTTGAGTTTGTGCTAGAAACTATTGAAGAGTTGATGGGCAGCGGCGAGAATCGTATGCTGTTTATTTGGGACTCACTAGCTCTTACGCCAGCTATTTCTGATATTGAGGGCGACTTCAATCCGCAGTCTTCGATGGCTGTTAAGGCTCGTATTTTGGCAAAGGGCATGTCTAAGTTAACAGTCCCGATTGCGAATAGTCAATCTACATTCTTGGTCCTTAACCAGCTTAAGGCAAACATTACGCGATCCCCGTCAGAAGCCCTTACAACGCCTTATATGACGCCGGGTGGAAAGGCTATGATTTATGCGTACTCGCTCCGCATCTGGCTGACTGGTAGGAAGGCAAAAGCTAGCTTTGTAACTGATGATAAGGGGTTTAGAATCGGCTCTGAAGTCAAGGTTAAGCTTGAGAAGTCTCGTTTTGGAACGCAAGGACGCCAGTGTAACTTCAAGATTTTGTGGGGTGATGAAATTGGCGTTCAGGATGAGGAATCA